AGCTTGAGAAGTATTGCTCTAAGTTGGGTATATCCTATATCTTCTCTGGAGTATATGGAGCACCTTATGCTATTGATACTTGCTCTAAAATTTTTAAATCATTAGCACCAAATTAAATCATGTATCAAGAAAAAAACAAGACTAGATTTAACTTTGCTATGTGTGCATTCTCTAGAATGTATGGTGTTCCAACTGTCAATGGTTCAGAATCTGTACATAAATTTTGTGAGAGATGGGCAGAGTCTGCGGAGGATACTCCAACAGGAACACTAACAGAAGTCAACTTCTACTTTAAGGACAGATGGGATGTCTGGGGGAATTAAATGGTGTAGGAGTGCAGTCTGTGGATCTGAACCCTTCATACCAGACTCAGAATACACTGGTGCCCTATGTGAATTAACTTGCAATGTAAAACAAAATGAGCCTGAAAAAAGAACTTCGCAAATTGCGAGAACAAAATTTGATGCTGAAACTTGAGGTTTGGAAGCTGGAAACCCAACTAGATAATTTAAAATCTTCTGATCAATGGAAGCATCCAAGATCATGTCTACATAATGAAGATCCTTGGGAAAATTGGAATTATTAAACAATGAGAAATGAAATTTTAAAAGCTCTTAAAGCAAATGCCACCGGCAATATTGAGAAGGCAAGACTCAACATTGAGATCTACCTTAAATATCCTGTAGGTATTGGAGAGCATCCTGATGTACTTGCTTCTATTCAGGATCAACTTGATGTGATTGCACATGAAGAAGAACGCATTGAAGTTCTTCAGAAATATTTTGACTCATGAGTAATGAATTTATTATTGCGTCCTCTTGATAATCCAGCTGATCCTGTATGGTCGGTAATTATCTTGACTATCCTTGCTGTCGCATTATCGTTTGGATATATTGCATACATATTAAAGATAGCATTTGCTGAACTAGAAGATGAGTCAAAATGAAATCTATCTAGGTAATCCTAATCTAAAAAAAGCAAATACCGCAATCAACTTCACTAAGAAGCAGGTTGAGGAATGGATTAAATGCAAGCAAGATCCAATTTATTTCACAAAGAACTATGTAAAGATTGTCTCTCTTGACGAAGGTTTGGTGCCTTTCAAGATGTGGGACTTCCAAGAGAAATTGATTAAGAACTTCCATGAGCACAGATTTAATATCTGTAAGATGCCAAGACAGACTGGTAAGTCTACTACATGTGTATCTTATCTCTTACATTTTATTGTTTTTAATGATAGTGTTAATGTAGGTATCCTTGCTAACAAAGCAGCAACTGCAAGAGAGTTGTTAGGCAGGTTACAAACTGCCTATGAGAACTTGCCTAAATGGATGCAGCAGGGTATACTATCCTGGAATAAAGGATCGATGGAGCTGGAGAATGGCAGTAAGATATTGGCAGCATCTACATCTGCAAGTGCTGTCCGAGGCATGTCGTTTAACATCATCTTCCTCGATGAGTTTGCGTTCGTTCCAAACCATATTGCAGAGTCGTTCTTTGCCTCTGTTTATCCTACTATTACTTCTGGTAAAAGCACAAAGGTAATTATGGTTTCAACGCCTCACGGCATGAACCATTTCTATAGATATTGGCACAACGCAGAGAGAGGGAAGAATGAATATAAAGCTACAGAGGTTCACTGGTCTGAGGTTCCTGGTAGAGATGCTGAATGGAAACGACAGACTATTGCTAACACATCAGATCAACAGTTTAAGGTTGAGTTTGAGTGCGAATTCCTTGGATCTGTTGATACATTAATTAGCGTCTCTAAGCTACGCAATCTTGTTTTTGAAGATCCAATACAGAATAATGGAAAAGGTCTCGTGGTATACGAGACCCCAAAGAAGGAAAACAATTATATTATGACTGTTGACACGGCTAGAGGCATTGATCATGATTACTCGGCATTTATAGTTTTTGATATCACACAGTTCCCATATAAAACTGTAGCGCGATATAAGAATAATGAAATTAAACCGATGCTGTTTCCAAATATTATTTTGGATATGGCAAGGGCATACAACGAAGCTTATGTATTAGTTGAGGTGAATGATATTGGTGATCAAGTTGCGACAATTTTACAATACGATTTAGANTATGAGAATATGCTGATGTGTTCTATGAGAGGTAGAGCAGGTCAACTTGTTGGATCTGGGTTCTCTGGTAAGAAAACGCAGATGGGAGTCAGAATGACTGCTGCTGTTAAAAAGACTGGATGCTCCAACCTCAAAGCGTTGGTAGAAGAAGACAAGCTCACGACTAATGATTATGATATCATTGCTGAACTTACTACATTTGTACAGAAGAAACAATCGTGGGAGGCAGAAGATGGTTGTCATGATGACCTTGCAATGTGCTTGGTTATCTTTGCCTGGTTAGTTGCTCAGGATTACTTCCGAGAGATGACGGATAATGATGTCCGTAAACGAATCTATGAGGAGCAAAAAGAGCAGATTGAACAGGACATGGCACCATTCGGTTTTATTAGTGATGGATTAGATGAGGATATTATTACCGAGAGCGATGGTACAAAATGGTCAGTAGATAAGGAAATATCATCTACATATGGTGACTCGTCATATATGTGGGAGTATTATTAATGTGGATTTCAAGGAAGAGTTTGAGTTAGAGCATTTTGTCTTTACAGAAAGGAAATGTAGAACTTGTCGTTTGACAAAGGACCTTACTTCTGATTTTTATAAAATTAGAAAAACTAGTGGTCCATCATCATATTCTTATGAGTGTAAAGAATGTACTAAAAATAGAATCCGAAAAACTAGGAAGTCGGGTAAATCTTCACGATGGGAATATCCTGATTGGTAGTGTGTTCATGCACTGTTTCCCATCTGAAAAGAAGCCTTTCCATAAATATTTTTAGTTATATTTGGATTCTAAAGGAGTTAAAGATGCCGCTCAACTTAGCATCTCCTGGAATTGTCGTTAAGGAAGTTGATCTTACCAATGGCAGAGTAGATCCCACATCTACACTCGCTGGTGGTCTGGTCGCTCCTTTCGCCAAAGGTCCAGTAGAAGAACCTACACTCATACAAACAGAAGCGGAGCTCCTCGATTCTTTCGGATCTCCCTATAAGGACAGCAATCATTACGAATACTGGCTCACCGCAACCTCGTATCTGGCATACGGCGGTGTACTCAGAGTCGTAAGATCAGATCAAGCTGATATGAAGAATGCGTTTGCAGGAGTTGCAAGCACAGTAACAGGTATCAGGATCAAGAGCAACGAAGATTATATCAACAAAGGTTATGCGGAGAACACCATTCCTGGTGTAGTCTTTGCATCTAAGAACCCTGGTAGTTGGGGCAACAGCCTTAAGGTTTCTGCTATTGATGGTCTTGCTGACCAGATTCTGACTGGTGTCAATACCACTGCCGTTCTCGGATTTTCCTCAACAGGACTTGGTGCTGTTGCTGGATATGAAGATGGTATTGCAGAGGTCAACCTATCAGTTGGTCTTGGAGTTACTCAAGCAGTTCCTGCCAATACAGTTATTGCTGGTGCTGGTACTACTGCCGTCCTTGACGGTTACCTCAAAGGTGTAATCACTGAGGTTGGTGCTGCACAGGTTTCAGTAAAACTTGTTTCTCATGTCAGCGCAGCTGGTACAGAAACTTCAGTTGACTACACACCTGGTGGTGTATATGCCTTTACAAATACTGGCAACGCCTCTGGTGGTCTTCATCTGCATGTACAAAGNNATACAGGTAGAGGTTGGCAAGCAGGTAAGGTTTCTTACGGATCAAGCTTTGCTAACGCAGACTTCCTGACCGCTCTGACTGGCGCTGGTATCACTGCTGGTGATTCCCGCTATACATCTGCTGTAGCATATTCTCCTGGCACACTTTCTTATACTGGCGAAACAGACTGGTTTGACAATCAGTGGATCACTCTGAACGATGGTCAGAAGATCTATTGGAATACTCTTGCTGACAGACCTGGTACTTCTTCCTACGCTGCAGAAAGAAACTCTAAAAATGATGAGATTCATATTGTTGTACACGACGATCTCGGTAAAGTATCTGGTAACGCTGGAACTCTTGTCGATAAGTTTGTAGCAACATCGAAAGCAAAAGATGCAATCTACTCTGTAGGTGATGCTGCTTACTGGAGAAAGGTTCTCCAGATCGCAAGTGGCAACATCTTTGGTGGTGGAGCTCCTGCTGGTGTTGTAACGACAGCTCTTGACGGTGATTTTGATCCTCTGACTGATGTTGGTTGGGATCAGGATACTGAGAATATTACCTTTGCTGCTATTGGTAACTATTCTGTAAGTCTTGGAAATGGTAAGGATTATGGTGGTGCCGTTAGTGTTGGTG